GTACCTGACGAAATCGAGATTGCACTGTCGCCGTCAAATGCTTCGAACAAAGTAAGTTATAGTGGCAACAAACTTGTCATCTCTAACTTCACCACCACAGATGCCAAGTTCAACGGAACGTACGAACTTCTGCCTGAGCATGGATTTGTTGTAGATTCTCAAAGTGATGGTGACTACACAGTAGCGGTAGACGATGAATACAATCTATACCACAGAAAGGTTAGTGCTTCTCTATGGTACATCGTTATATACTCAACTGCTACCAGTGGCAATGGACACTTCTCAGATCATTGGTATGTCACCGAAACTGGTTACGATCCATACACTCTCTACAATGCAGTCAACAGTGGTTATGGCACCCTCACAGATGCGCAAGATAACGAGACTGAACTCACCACATTAAGTGTCCAAAGAGATCGACTCACAGGTGGATTCCTACCATTAAGTGCTCAGGAAAGTATAGTCAATGGAGTTGTGGAGATTGGACACAACGTCCTGAGTTCTGCTGCTCTGAAGGCAGGTGATGCCACAGTAACCGCAGTCGTAGAGAGAACATCCAACGCCATCAACGCCGCTCTGAAGGCAGGTGATTCAACAATAAACGGTATTGCGATTGGTATTGAGGATCTATATGAAACTCTAGAGTCTGGTGACTCGAAGGTTGTTGGATTTGGTGACCGTGGTGTCGATCAGAACGGTGCCACCGCAGAGTTGAAGTCTGGTGATGCCACAGTAACCGCAGTCGTAGAGAGAACAATTCATAATATCGGCACTATCAGAATTAAATCTTCTGATGTGCTAGTCATTGGTGCTGGTAGTCGTGAAATTGACGATGATGGTGCCATACAAGATTTGGTATCTGGTGACTCGAAGGTAACTGGTGTTGCTGAACGAGCACTCGATGACAACAACGCAACTAATACCCTGACAGTATCCGACTCTATTGTTGTCGGTGTCGCAGAACGCATCATCGAGATCAACGAACTGCCTGTCAATATTGTTGCTTCGGATTGTGTCGTCACTGGTCTTGCCGAACGTATCATTGAAGAACATCCGGACGATCAATCGTTCAACATGCAGGCAAGTGACTCTAAAGTCACTGGTCTTGCTGAACGAGTAATAGATGACAATAACACAACTCATGCTCTGACAGTAACTGACTGTATTGTCGTTGGTCTTGGCGAGAGAAAACTTAATAACCACGGACTCGGGCAGCAACTTGAATCGGGCGATTCGACGATTGTCGGAGTCGCTGCTGTTGCGCGTAAACCTATTCGAGCAGACCTCGTTGTAACAGATTGTTTGGTTATCGGTGCTGGTAAGGTATCAAGACTGCCAATAGACGCATCACTCGAGTGTACTGATTCTATTGTAACTGCGGTCACAGAGATTGCTTCTAATCTTCTGAGTTCTGCAAACTTGCAGGCATCTGATGCCGTAATTGTATGTAATGCTCAGCACGTCATTGATCAGAACGGGCAAACTGCTGCTCTACGTGCTTCACAATCGGTTGTCGTTGGCGTAGCGGAACGTGCGCTCAACAATGATGGACTTGGGCAATCTATTGAGTCTGGCGAATCTACTGTTGTGGGTGTTGCCGAACGAACCATTATTGGTGCGGGCGATATAGTTGCTTCTGATTCGATCATTGTTGGGCGTGCGGAACGTGTCATTGAAGAACATCCGGACGATCAATCGTTCAACATGAAGGCGAGTGACTCTAAAGTCACTTCCATAACTCAACTTATTCGAAAGGCATCTGGTGCGCTCAAGTGTAGTGATTCCAAGGTTACTGGTGTCGCGTTCGGTATCGAAGACATCTACGAGGAGTTGGTCACCACCGACTCAATCGTCGTGGGTGCTGGTTTCCGAACCTCGAAAACTCACACTGATGAAACTGACCTTGTTTCTTCTGATGCAGCAGTTGTTGGTCGCGCCAAGAGAACGATTGAAACAAATGAGATCGAACAGAACCTGACCACTGGCGTCTCTCGAGTAACTGGTATTGTTGAGAGAATAATCCGCAAACCTGCGCTCGGTAAGCAACGTCTGAATAGCGGTCCATCTTCTGTTGTTGGTTTATCCGAGCGTGTTGTAAACCTGATCGAAGGTATCAGTGGTGGTGCTTCTGAAACTTATTACGGACCAGCAGACGCAGACAGTAATGTCGACTATAATGGGCAGAACCTCGTACTTTCTGGTCAATTGTATTCACCACTCAATGGTACATATGTTTACACTGGCGTCGACAAGTACGTTGTTGGTGCCACTTGGACCACAAATACTGACTATCGTGTCTGGGAAAAGGACAACGGTGACGGTACATACAATGTCGTCGCGTACCATACCACGTTTGGTGATTGGTCAATTTGGTTAGACCAAGGCAACTCAATCTTATCGTCACCAACCAGTGCCACAGGCGTATCATATTCGCTCGCTTCAAATAGTGACACTATTGTAATTTCTTCTGGCAGTACGACTGACTCTCTGGTCACTGGTATTGCTGAACGTAAGGTCGATGACAATGTAACCACGCACGCATTCAAACCGACTGAGTTCAATTTAATTGTTGGTGTTGCTGAACGCATCATTGAACAGAACGAACTTGATGCCGCATTCCGACCCAATGTTGAGCACATTGTAACTGGTCTCGCCGAGCGCGTGATCGATGACGACAACACTACGCATGCTCTGACAGTAACTGACTCGAAGGTTGTTGGTGTTGCGGAACGCATCTTGAATGCTGGCGACCTTGAATTCAAACCCACTGACTTTAATATCGTTGTCGGTGTCGCAGAAAGAACCATCAACAACGATGGTCTGGGTCAACAACTCGTAACCACTGAATCTATCGTTACTGGTGTTGCAGAACGTGTCATCGAAGTGGATATAGATGATCAGGGTGATGATCCTGTATCCGGAGATTCGAAGGTCACTGGTCTCGCGGAACGTATTATTGAAGAGCATCCAGATGACTTTATCAATGCTCTTGTATTAACAGATTCAATCGTTACTGGTCTTGCTGAGCGTAGCATTACTCTGCTTCCAGGATTTAATCATATCGTTTCTGACGATTCCAAGGTTGTTGGTCTTGCAGAGAGAACAGTTGAAGACAACGGCGAAATACATGCGCTGAGACCAACCGAATTCAACATTGTAACTGGTCTTGCAGAACGTGTCATTGAAGACAATGGCGTTGAACATGCCCTGACAGTCTCTGACTCGCTTGTAGTTGGTGCTGCTGAAAGAGAGATCAGAACCTCTGTTGCCATAACTGTAACTGACTCAATTGTAACTGGTGAATCAGAACGTCTGGTAGACAACGATGGGTTGGGTCAACAACTCTTCACTACGGATTCTAAAGTTGTTGGTCTTGGAGAAAGAACCCTAAACAATGATGGTCTGGGACAGGTTCTCGAGTCTGGTGACTCGAAAGTTGTTGGTCTCGCCGAGCGTACTATCAATGCTGCAGGTGATCTTGTATCATCGGATAGCAAGGTTGTCTCTGTTTCTGAGAGAAGTATTACTGGTTCTGGTATTCTGGTTGCTTCTTCTTCGATCGTCGTCGGTAATGGCGCACGTGAGTTGGATGACATTGAGGCAGGTGGTACACAACTCGTCACGACTGACTCCATCGTCGTTGGTCTTGGTGTACGAACATCGAATCTTCTCCAGTCTCCTGCTTCTGGACCCTCGCACGTCGTTGGTCTCGCCGAGCGTACTGTTGAGGACAACGAACTCAATCATGAACTCGTCGCGAGTGATGCTGTTGTCGCTGGCGTTGCAGAAAGAACCATTGTCCGCGTACCCGACAAACTCGGACCAGATGCACTGTCGCCAAGTACATTCGATAACAACGTCAACTACATCGGCGACGACCTCGTACTGTACAACTTCGAGGGTGCACTCTCTGATTACAATGGCACCTACGTCCCAGCGATACTGCTTGGGCATGCCGATCAATCTGGCAACGACTACGTTGTCAACTTTGACACATTCGAGAGTCATGCTCTCGCGCATCCAGATGACCAACAAGGATATCCGCATAACGCATACTACAAGTTAGTTGATTCGCAGAATATCTACCTCGTATTCTGGGATGAGACTAACCTCGAGTGGGTTATCCTCGACACACCAGTCTCTTCGATCTATCCTAACAGTACGCTGGTGGATGGATATGCCAACAGAGTACAACTCGCGACCAACTCGCAAGTTCGACCATCTTCCTTCAAGTCTATGCAGGGAGTCGACTCAGAGGTCGTCGGTGTAGCAGAAAGAACAATCAATGTTACGGGTATCTCACAGGTTAGTGATTCCAAGGTCACTGGTCTCGCAGAACGTAGTATTGAGAACAATGAGACAACTCAGGCACTCAAGGCAGGCGAATCAACTGTCACCAATACTGCCAAGATCTCGCGGCGTCCGATCGTAGCAGCAGTCAAGTGTTCTGCCTCGCAGGTTGTTGGAACAGGCGAGAACATTGTTGTCAACATCAACCGACCTGTTGCCCTCAAGTCTGGTCCTTCGACTGTTACGGCAGTTGTCGAGATTTCGAGCAATGTTCTTGATGGCACTCTTGAGTCAGACGACTCGCGCGTTGTTGGCGTTGCTGAAAGAACCATAAATACCTTTGAGGGTATCACGCAAGTACAGGATTCCAGAGTCGCTGGCGTCTCTGAACGCACAATCAACGGTAGTGGTGTTCTGGTATCCGATGACTCTCACGTTGTTGGTGATGCGGAACGAGTCCTCAATAACGACGGAATCACTCATGCACTCAAAGGTGGTGACTCCAAGGTTACTGGTACTGCCCAACGAGAGATTGATCAGAACGATCAGACCGCTGCACTCAAGTGTAGTGACTCGAAAGTTGAATGCATCATCTACCAGACTCTGGGTGACCAACAAGACATTGTACCATCTTCCACATTACGGATAATGGAAGAAGAAGTTAGGACAATACTCGTTCGCACTGCCGCATAAATCCCGTATAAATACTTACAATTGAAACTGCGTAGAGAAATCTTATGGCGCACTATGAAGACCTGTCTGTTGACCAAGGAGCATCGGTCAGATACAGACTACAATTACTGTCACCTGATGGTAGTATTCGAGACCTGAGCGACTTTCGAGTAAGGGGAACGATTAATCGTTCTCAATATGCGGACAGTTCAGAAGCAACATACTTCCTGGCAAATATCGATGCACCTCCTGAAAAAGGTATTATAGATATCAGTCTATCCCCAAAGGAGACCGAAGGTCTCTTGCGTAGGAGATACATTTATGATGTTGAATTGGTGAGGGGCGACTCTGACTCAGAAATCGTTGAACGAATACTAGAAGGAAATCTTCTTGTTAGTCGTTCGCCCAGAGGTACTGGGTCGGGCACGCCGAGAATTGACAATTGATTGATCATTGAAGATCTGAGGAGTATAAATAATGGTTGTACAATCTAAAGACAAATTTGGTAAACTTCGAGGCGTTGCCACGGTCAGTCGTAAAGACGGTTCGGTTGAAGAGGTTCCCTTCGTTGTCGACAATGTACATCCCAATCAAGTGGATAAATATTTGAAAGGGAATGAAAGGACCAAGGCAACGCGGTCACAAAAAGAAGTAACCAAAAACGACACTTAATTAAGGAGTTCCATTATGGCAGTAACACATCCCGTAGACGTCCGAAATGGTGTTGCCAACTACGTTGTTGATTTGATCGATAACGGCGGTGCAGGTAACATTGTATTCCAAGACGCAACACAAAACGACAGCGACATTGCGACGCTGGCATTCTCTAACCCCGCATTTGGTGGAGCAGCAAGTGGTATTGCTACTGCAGCAACCATTACTGACGACACCAACTGCAATGCTGGTACGGTAGGAAAGTTCACCGTATTCTCTGGTGCAGGCGATTCTTGCTTCACTGGTTCAGTAACAGCAACTGGCGGTGGCGGTGACATCATCTTGTCATCAACTTCAATTGGTCAAGGCGATACTATTTCTATCTCCTCTTTGACTTACGAAGCACCAAACTGAGTTAGAATCTCGATAACTCGAGCGATGGGGGGACTCTGTCCCCTCTATCTTATTCTATATATTTTTAAGGAAAGGAAATGGCTACTGATTTAACTCTACGAAATGAAAAAGGCGAAACTCTAACCTTTAGTGAGTTAGACTCAAACTTCCTTGCCCTCGATTCTGACATTGTCAACGTAGGAAATACGATTGGCAATCTCGCAGCAGATTATATGACACTGGCGACTGATCAATCAGTCACTGGACAAAAAACATTTCAAGGTACTCTTTCTGCAGACAGTGTTTCGACAGATAAAATTATATTATCTGATGAAGCAGATATCATCTTTAACGTCGATGATCACATTCTACAATTAGAGCACGACAATGTCGTATTGGAAATGGGATCTAACTGGTTCTATGCCAAAGCAAGCGAGGCAATCTCTAAAGGCGACGTTGTTTACCTCTCTGACGCAGAGTTTAACACCCCGATAATCTCTCTTGCTGATGCTTCAGCAGAGGGATTTAACAGAGACCGTGTACTTGGTCTTGCCCATGACGATATAGCATCGGGCGACTATGGTTACGTCCTCGAAGAAGGTAATATCTCTGATTTAAATACCAACAGTTTCATTGTTGGTGATGTTGTCTACTTGCATGCCTCTACTGCGGGTGGGTTGACTAAAACAAAACCAACTTATCCTAACCCTTCTATTGAACTGGGTCTTGTATTGAGGTCGGATGCATCGACTGGTCGAATACATGTTCGTATTGTGCAAGAGTATTCTACGGACAACACAGAAGAGGGCAATAATCTATACTACACAACTTTAAGAGTCGACAGCGACATAGACGCGAGGGTGACTAAGGGTTTTGTCGATGCCCTTGGAGTTAATGCCGCGAGTGTCGACGGATTCAACGGGATTGGTATCTACGATTCAGTTGGAAACTTACTGAACGGAGCATAAAGCAAATGGCAGCAATTTCGTCAAGACTTGGACTGATCAACTACTGCCTACGCAAACTCGGTGAACCCGTTATTGAAGTAAACGTAGATGAAGATCAGATCGAAGATAAAGTAGATGATGCACTTCAAGTATATCAAGAGTTTCACTCCGACGCTACATACCGAACATACTACACCACTATTGTAACTGAACAGAACATGGAGGATGAGTACGTTACCATTCCTTCTGACGTTTTGTATGTGACAAGGATGATGAAAGGTGGTATGGGAATGATGGGTGGCGGTTGGCACAACTTCCCCTATCAATGGTGGACCTCTCAGATGGGAGGCATGGGCGGTAGTTCCTGTGGCGGCAACCAGATGTATGGTGGCATGAATATGATGGTCCAGTCATACATGTACATGAGTATGATTGACACTGTCCTCAATGGCGCACCTCTTATCGAGTTTGTTCGAAGAGCAAACCGCCTCCACATTCAGGGAGAGGTTGACTCTGGTGGTATGAAGGTCGGTCAGCATATGGCATTCGAATGCTATCGTGCTCTGGACCCAGAAGTCCACACCAGCATCTACAATGATATGTTCATGAAAGACTTTACGACTGCTCTTATCAAAGAACAGTGGGGTCAGAACATGTCCAAGTTCGAGGGTATGCAACTTCCAGGTGGCGTGACTATTTCAGGAAGAACAATTCTCGAAGAAGCAAAGGGCGAGATTGAGTCTCTGCGGGAACGCATGCGTCTTGAGCAGGAATGTCCTCCCGAATTTATGGTTGGTTGATCAATGGCAACCTCACCTTTCTTTCGTCATAATGTAAAGTCCGAGCAAGATCTATACGAAGATCTGATTGTTGAGTCAATGAAATTTTTCGGAGTTGATGTTTACTATCTTCCCCGTGAAGTCGTGCATAGCGACATGATCTTCAATGACGAAGTTCTTTCCAAGTTCAAGTATTCCTATGTCGTTGAATGCTACATCGATAATATCGATGGGTTTGACGGCGACGGTAATCTTTTCCAGAAGTTTGGTGTCGAGATTCGTGACGCTGTCACGCTCACTATGGCAAGAAGAAGGTGGAACACCGAGATCCGTCGTCATGCTCTCAACGACAATGATGGTCTTGATAAGATTACTGCTGATAATAAATACTATCGACCAAGAGAAGGTGACCTTATACACCTGCCTCTTTCGAATCAAACATTCGAAGTTCAGTCGGTCGTCGATGAGAATCCGTTTTATCAGTTGGGTCAACTTCCCACATTCAAACTCCGTTGCGAGTTGTTCGAGTTCTCTAACGAGGTGTTTGATACTCTCGTACCAGAGATCGACCGAGTGGAAGAGTTTGCCGCATATCAGTGGGAACTTCACACAGACTCCGCAAGTAATGGCTTCCTAAGAGGAGAAACCGTAACACAGAGTCACATGACATACGATGTGACTGGAGAGGTAGTGCACTGGTCTGACTCAGATAATGTTTTGCGACTTGCTAATGTGGGCAATACCACTGGGGAATACAGAGGATTCGAAAGAAACGTATCAATCACTGGCGGTACGTTCAATAGCACTGTTATTCCATTACTCGTCAAAGAAATGCAGAATGTGCAACCTGGAAGTCCAGGAGGTTCTAACCCGACAGCACCAGACGACTTTGACGTTTCTGCTTTTGAGTTTGTTGACTTCAACGAGAGCAATCCGTTTGGGGATATCATATAATGTTTAAGCATTTCTATCACGAGAGAGTCCGAAAGTCTGTCGCAATCTTTGGTGCGATGTTCAACAACATCTACGTTGTAAGAACCACAAAGGCGAAGAGCAAAGAAAGGGAGACACTTTCTCAGATGAAGGTGCCTCTGGCATATGGTCCCCAAAGAAAGTTCCTTGAGCGCATCTCTGAGATGTTTGATGGAGAGGAAGAAGAAAGGCAGTTGGCGATCAAGTTGCCGCGAATGTCATTTGAGATAACATCTATCGCGTATGACCCTCAACGCCAGTTACCCAAGATGAATTACTTCCACAAGAAGCATGTTGATAATGATCAGGCAGGTGCCAAATTTCAAGTATCAACTCCATATATTATATCATTTGAGTTGAACATCTATGCCAAGCAACAGGACGATGCTCTGCAAATCGTAGAGCAGATTCTGCCCTACTTTGCTCCGCAGTATACTGTGCCAGTTAAACCAATTGAAGATTATCCAGACATTGTTGAGGATGTCCCAGTCATCATCACGTCAGTTTCTTTCTCTGATGACTATGAAGGTCCAATCGAAAATCGTAGAACTATCGTCTACACATTGACCTTTGAAATGAAGATCTCTTTCTTCGGACCAAAACCAGACGAAGGCGCGATCATCAATCGTATCGACGTGGACTTTTGGAATATGGATCCAGAGTATTACCTCGAGACTCTACGAGTCGAAACAGATCCCCGCCCTGTCAGTCCCGATAGTGACTATAACGTCAACATTGATGTTATTGATATCAACGATGCCTTTATCGAGAATCCGATAAAGATACCCGTGCAGTATTTTACTAGTGCTACTTTCGACCTTCGGGTCAACTCAAAGTATGACTCGGGTACAACGGCATACACCTTGTTGGACTCTGACATCTATAACATTAAACCTGATGTGGGCACTGTGTTAGATATTTCTACTGCGGGTTTATTAACTGCAAATTCCACTGAAATACCAGCAGTAGATTTGACTAAATACAGTGTACTGAACCCAAGAGGAACTGAAATAGATGGGTATGCCATCATGTATTCAGTTGATCTCTCGCAGATGTTGACAACAGAAGACAGCGCAGATGTCGATATCTTTGTTCTCGAAAATGTAAACGAATTAGGCGAACCTGTAGCACTTGTACTCGAGGACTCGTCACCATAATACTAGAATAATAAAGGGGCAACCATGGCACTCATTAGAATCTCAGAACTACCGAATGGTGATTCCGACATATCTTCACTCGACTTGATTCCATTCGTCGATAATGAGACAATGCAAACGAAGAAACTGACGATCCAAGGATTGGCAGATTACATGGTCTACGTTGTGAACAACGTCGACTCTTCGACAACAGATGACTTACCAGAAGGCATAACGAATCTATACTACACTGATGAACGTGTAGAAGCAGTCGTTGACTCTGCGTATATTAATAGTTTAGTGACTATCCCTCCTGGGTTCGACTCTACTGATGCAATTAATGCAGTCACTTCCGCAGACTTGGACATGGATGGCAACAGAGTACTCTTTGCCAATGTCTATGCAGAATTGGCAGACCTACCAAGCGCAACCACCTATCATGGTATGTTCGCTCATGTTCATGCGACAGGAGAAGCATACTATGCGCACGCAGGTAACTGGGTCCAGTTAGCGCAACAATCATCGAATGCTGACCTCGACCAGAAGATTGATAATCTTACCACCGATTCAGTGACAGAAGGCACAACTAATCTCTACTACACCACCGCGAGGTTCGATAGCGACTTTGCTGCCCATGATCCCTCTGACCATTTAGACTCTGAGCATGCTTGGAACGTAGCAGAGCACGCTAAACTACAAGCAAGCATTGATTCTAATGAATCGCAGAACGCAACAGACCATGCTGCACTACAGGCAAGCATTGACTCAAACGAAGCACAAAACGCAACAGAACATGTAGAACTTGGGCAGAGGATAGATAACCTCACCACGGATTCAGTGGCAGAAGGTTCGAACCTCTACTATACCGATGCTCGAGTAGACACCCGTATTGATGCAGCAATAGACTCAAACTTCCTTGACGAAAGGATGCCAATTGACAACCTTTCCGATGTTCAAATAAACTTTCCTACTCTCGATGCTACTGACGTTCTTCAGTGGAATGGTAGTGTCTGGACAAATACTAATATTGGTATCGCAACTACTGTCACTTTTAGGGGAACAACCGACGCAACCGTCGAGACTGCTCCATCAGCAGATAATGGCGACCTCTATATCAACACCGCCTCTGGTACAGCAGGTGCGAGTTGGGTCGGACTGGCGAGCGTAGATTCTGGCGACGGTCTTGTTTGGGACGAAGATGATACAAGTTGGAGAAACGTAGGGCACATTAACAGCGGTTCTATTGTTCGTGTTCAACCTGGAACGGGTATTGAAGTCGACGAGACTGATCCTGCTCGCCCCACAGTTTCTATCAACAAGACTGTCACTGA